TCTTCCCAAAGTCCTTTTGCATCTTTACCGGCATTTCTTAGTAATTCCTGCTGTGATTTAGTCTGAGCATCTACATAAGCAACCATATCCTTTTGACTTTGACCAAGGAAAGCATTTGCATAGGCCATTTTCATCATAGCATCAATATACGCATCCTTTTTACTTGCAATTATATCAAGTGCCTGGCCTACACTGGTAGCCTTACCAAAGTTTTCACCAAGTCCTTTGTTATATTTATCCAATGCGAGTATTTCTTCTTCATGATTACCCTTAGCAGCTGATAGTTGTACATTCATTTCTTCAACTGACTTAACGGCATCGGCATACACTCCACCACCGTCTTTCATAGTTTTATGAATCATCTGTTGAGCGCTGTTTAAATCATATAATCTTGACGTAAGTGAACGAACTACTTTATCACCTGCAAATAGGTTTGAAGCCCACTTTAATATTTCGGGACCAAATGCTACGAATAAAGCAACGCCTACAGACATTATCCCTGTAAGTCCAAATATTGACTGGCCGAGTAGCTTCATCATCGAAGCAGGTTTTACGTCAGTTTCTCCGGCTTTGAATGCAGCAGTAAGTAATTTTTGCTCAGCAGAAACAGACTTTATAGATTCAGCAAGAGGAATAAGGTTATTTGATAGGGACATAATGAATGTTCTACCAGATATCCCGGCATTCGGTAACTCTTTCAAAATTTGGCCAATATTTATACCCATCATTTTAGTGGCAGAAGAATAATTCCCTACATTACGGGTAAAATTACCGAGTGACCCTTCAGTACTTTTTAGCGCATTTGATTGCTCAAGTATGCTTGCTTGCATTGCTTTACCACCAGCAGTATTTTGCTGTGCTGCCGAAAGTTTACTATAAGCCTTATAATTTAAATCAAATTGTGCCGACAGCTGCTCACGGCTCCCAATTTCAGCATTATTTGCAGCGAGTACCAATCTATTGATAGCATTAGCCTGAGATTTACTCATATTCATTTTATCAACAGAAATACCCTCTTTTGCTAGGATATTGATCATCGTCTGTTTGGCATTCATCAACTCCATTTCGGCCTTAGCTGCTTTCTCTGTATTGGCAATAGACTTAGTAAGTAGGTCAATCTTTACCTGATCAGCTTTTGCAGCTGATTCTTGCGCTTTCTGAGTAGCAAGAATTGCCGATGCACGTTCCAATTCAGCTTTTGCATTTACTTCCTGAGCTTTTGCAAGTTTAAGAGCAGTATCGGCACGAAGCTTTTCAGTTTTTTCAGCTTCCGTTTGTGCTTTCTGAGTAGAAAGAATAGTTTCGTTATACTGCTTTAGCATAGTAGTAATGTCATTTATTCCTTTTGAACTACCAAAGGCATCACTGAAGGCTTTGGCATTAACAGCACATGCAGCTAGATTTTCAGAAGAGCTCTTCAGCTGTTTATCTAAGTCATCAAGCTGTTTCTTGATTGCTCCTTCATCTATAATTCTATCAATTAATTCGCTCATGACTATTTTTTATGTTTGTAAGATGTTCTATTATTTTTTATTGAATGACAAATGTCGTATTCAATCAGTCTTTCGTTTAAACCCAATTTCAAGTTCTAGACCTTCAGATAATCCGATCTCAATTTTTTGAGGCGCATCATAACCGAGCATCTTACTAATACTGTCAAGGCTCTTCTGTTTATCATAGAGCTTAATTTTCACCCACTCTTCATCAACCCACGTCCCGGGTTCTCCGTCTACTCCTTTTTCGTACCGCTTATCACTTTTCGTGCTTATCTCTTGAATGCAGGACTTTTGTTCTTCGGATAGGCTATCGAACCGTTTTAAGCTTATCCAACCCTCACGGAGGTCTGATGCACTAGAAAAGGCTATTTTTTTATGCTCGTTCAATACTCGGAGTGCAGAAATACCGGATGTTTCAGATAAATTTGATTGTAAAATTTTAATTCGTTCCTTAATCTCAGGTTTTCTTAGGTTTTCGCTTCCAATTGAGCATGCAGTTCTTTCGCTGTATCCCGCCTTTATTGCTGCCCTAGTTGCGTTATAATCAATGCAATATTCACTGCAGAATAGCTCTTGCTTAAAGGTTAGTTTTTTTTCTTCTTGAACTACTTCTGACTTTTTCATAGGTGTATTCTTGATCTAAATATGTGTAAAATGTGATTATTATGCTTATAAATAGGGTAATTGTATAATTATTGCAGATAGAATTACTATTCATAACTAACCGGGATTGGCATTATGTTGTCCTGCTCATCGATATCAAATAACTCAATCACATCAGCATTATCCATTGCTTTTTTGAAATCATTCAATGCCCGGACCGCTTTTTCGTGCAGTTGTCGTCGGGTTATTCCGGTTTCTGTACGTACATATTGCCTATAGCAATCTTTCAATTCTTCTTTTGATATCTCAGAGAATACAATGTTTCCATTTTGCGAAATAGAAAGGTAACGCAAAAGGTGCTGCACACCGGTAATATTGCATTTGTCGTGTAATAAGCCGACTGCAGCCCTTAGATTTTTAATCGGAATGCTATCTTTATTCACCTCAGCTTCTATTCCAGAACAAGAATTGTAGAGTATATCTGCTAGGTAATTATTTGAAATTTCTCCTATACCTAATTTCTCAAATTCACATTGAATTTTTGGGCAACACGGCAATACAATAGTATCTAAATATTTCAACTCCTTCTTGATGTTTATTTGATCTTCATAGACTATCAATGGCTTTAGTTCTTTCATCCTAGTGTGATTAATTGTTATAAACTTAAATTGCTAAATTGGATTTTCTCTATTTTTAAAATATAGTATCACTAATTTAAACAACTTGGTTTTCAATACACTTTGGTTAAATTATATTGATTGACAATACTTTTTACTCTATTTGTTATAGTTCTTTTTGGTGACACTTGGATTATGCCCTCTTGAAAGAGTACGGCAGTTAACGCTGTTTCTATTGTTAAGTAAGATTTGTATAGCTGTTTTTTGATATTGTCACATTTATTATAAGTAGATATTGGTTCTTGCATAACAAATACATGGTTGAATACTTCCTTCTCAATTTTATTCATGTCAAACCTTTCAACTATTTTACATAAAGTTTTAAGCTTCTCAAGAATCTCATGAGATTTATCTATCTCAGGTTCTTTTAGATCTACAATTTCAAGTCGCGAATAATCAACGTTGATATCTATAGGCAGCCTGTTGCGATTTTTAAATCGATAGGGTGCTGTATTTGATGTTGCATTCATTTTTATTAATCTGAGGACAAAAAAATCAAGTTCGCAATATTGTTCTTTCCTTGAGTGAAGCAGTTTAAGAAGAGAATCCTCATCCTTTTTTAAAAGCGATAATAGAACCTCATTTAGAACATCGACAGCCTGGTCCTGCAAACCTGCTTGTTCTGTATGAAAAGAAGAGTAGTCCAACCAACGATCATAGCGCTTCTTGATATATTTTTCAATTTCAATATTCATAATGATTTCTTTTAAAAAGGTTTATCTTCGTGTTTGTCGTAAAACTTTGACATTTGACCGTTGTGTTTGAATTCAATCTCACATGTCGGCATTCCTCGGCCTTTAGCAATATCTAGGATTAGCAACCCTTTTGTATTTTGACGCTCATATTCGTCAATATTGTAATACTCGGGTCGCCATAAGAATTCTACAATATCAGCATCCTGTTCAATAGCTCCTGATTCCCTAAGATCAGATAGCCTGGGACGCTTATCAGCTCTATCTTCACAAGTACGACTTAGCTGTGATAAAGCAATTACTGGAACTCCTAACTCTTTTGCCATTAGTTTAAGCGCCCGGGACGTTTGACTAACTTCTTGCTCTCGATTATAGGACCGATTATCATTTTTCATATCTAGCAATTGAAGATAATCGATGTAGATAACATTGCATTTCCCTTGTTTTATCAACTGTTTAGAAATATTTTTAATCTTACGAACCGTTTGATTGCTATTGTCATTAATTTGGATATTTAGTTTCAATACCCGATCGGCACCGGTACACATTTCTTCTACTTCGTGATTTGATAGTGTTCCATTTTTAAATGCAATGCTATTCACATTACACTCTGAAAGTACAAGCCTATCTGTCAAATCCTCTTTTGACATCTCAAGAGAAAATATAACTGGTATTTTACCACTTATCGCAGCTGCTTTTGCTTTATGAAGCATAACTGCTGTTTTACCCATTGCCGGACGTGCTGCAAGAATTATAAGATTACCCGGTTGATAACCGAATGATATTTTATTCAGAATAGAAAAACCCGTTTCTACACCTGTAATACTTCCATTATTAGCTGCTTTCTCGCGTTCGAAGTAGCGATTATATGAATCCTCAGCAGTTTGGCTTACAGAAGTATTCTCGTCAAGGTTATAGGCATCTTGAGATATATTCTCAACCTCTAAACTCATTTTATCAATAACATCTCCTACGTCTTCGGATCTATTTAAAGAGAGTGCTTTTGCTATCTCTCCTACCATGTAAATTTTACGACGATAATACTCATCTTGAATAATGCATGCATGTGATTCAATGTGAGCAGTAGAACTAACTTTCAATGATAGTTCAACAAGAGCATACTTTCCGCCTACTATCTCAAGCATTCCATTTTTTTCAATCTGATCGGCAACGGTTACATAATCAATTTTACCTCCATTATCATAAATCTGCTGTACAGCTGTGAAAATAGCAGTATGCTTATCGCTGCAAAACATCTCAGGACGAAGAAATGTAACTAATCCAAATGCAGATGATTCATTGATAATTCCACCAATTACAGCCTGTTCGGCGTCATTGTTGCAAAATATCGGCGGCTTTTCTTCGCCTTGTTGTTTGTTCTGGTACTTCTTGTCTGCCATTTGATTGTCTGTTTAATTGGTAGCCATCTGCTGAAATGGGATTCTGTTTACAATAATAATTTTTCACCGCAACTTCGTAGTATTAATTGAATGATGTTTTAGTCTGGGTGTTCAATGGTATAAAGCCGATAAACTCTGTAGCTGAATCAACGGTTATCCATTCTGGTATGCTTCCAAATGATTGAATTAAGTATTCTTTCATCTCTGGCATTTTATTGAGAAGATCCGGTATATCCTTATACCCATTTGCTTTGGCGAAATTATCTGTAAATTTCATTTCAGTTACTCCATTATGCCACATTCTGAATTGCTGTTTGAAACTATTAAAACTTGCCTCATAGATTCTGTAATCTGTAGTTTCATCAATCAATTTTGGTTCTTCCATAGGATTAATTTAATCAGTTTTTTTGTATTTAGTTTTTGCTGTTTTCTAAATGAGTTGCCATTGCATTCAACACTA